TAAAAAATTTATAACGATTGGGTATTTGTGAAGTGTGGTTACCACAAAATTTAATTAGAAACAATAAAATTTAATATTATGACAAAAGTATCAAACGAAGAACAAAGCAATAACGCCAATGTGCTGTTAGTGGCTGGTGCAGGAACTAATGATGGTTTGTGTATAGGATTTACTTGCAAGATATGTAATGGAACACAAACTCTACAAGTATCTTATTACAGAGCAAATGAGTTATTTCCTGTATGTAATGAATGTTTAAAAGACTTAAAAGAGTTTGTGTTATCGAAGCGTGGTAGCACTTGCCACTAACGGTCGAGTATAACCGCAGTTTTAAACAAAATTAAATTAAAAGATATGAATAAGATTATTAAGCACCCACTCATCAAAAAAGGTAATAAAAAATTGCGGTTATACTTTGTTAGCTGCTGGCTTGGTTTGCATAAATGGGAAATTGAAGATTGTAAACCTTGCACATTACAACAAAAAAGTAAAGATGTAGGAAGTTGCAATTTGACACTATATTATTGTCAAAAATGTGGAAAACAAAAAATGGTTGCAAGTGAAATAGCTTGCAGCTAACTATTTGCTAACACCTATAAATGTATTACAATTATGAAACAATACACTAAAACAAAGGTTATAAGAATTTCAGAAACTCAATTAAATACGCTTCAAAAAATGAAATCTTACAATATTGATGTTGGTAATTTTATTCGTGAAGCAATACAAGAAAAAATTAAACGTGAATACAATCAATTAATAATTAAACCAAAAAAATCGGAATGTCCTTTTTAACTATTAAAAACAAAAAAATAGGATTACATTTTGATCCACAGATTGGACCAAATGGAAGAGAGTTTAAATACTTCGGTATTCGTAAAAACTTACAGCTTCCAGAAAAATGGATTGGAAATAGTTATAAATGGCATTGGATTTATAGCTTTATATATTTAGACAATGACCAAGTATTTGAACTCGAATTTGATTATAACGATAAATTTTTACAGAAACTATGACAAAGCAAGAACTAAGACAAATCATTCGTAAGGAATGGTTGAAGTACGATGAGAATCCATACCTTTACGAAACAGCCTTTGAGGATGGTTTTTTAAAAGGTTATGAATTAGGAGTTGATTTTGATATGATGCAAGAATATGCAGAATTTTGTGTACATTGCAATCGTGAAGGATTACCTTTAATTGAAGCAAAGGGATGGTTTGAACATTTTAAAGATAAATAAGATGACAGCAGTAGAATTTTTAGTAGTAGAATTAGAAGCAGATGATTCTAAAATTGCAAGAATAATTGGTTTGAAAAAATATAATTCTATTATTCAACAAGCCAAAAAAATGGAAAAGCAACAAATATTTGAAGCACATCATAGAGGATATAAAGATGGAGAATGTTTTTCAGCAGAAGAATATTATAATGAAAAATTTAAAATCAAAGATAATGACCGAGCAACAGATACAATCGAAAATTAAAAAGAAGCTTCAAGAGCAAGGCTGGTATGTTACCAAACTAATTAAGACCTCAACCAATGGAATACCGGATCTACTTGCAATAAAATTTGGTAAGGCTATGTTCATTGAAGTCAAACGTGAACAGGGTAAACTTTCACCGCTTCAGCAATTACGAATCCAAGAGTTAAGCGAAGCTGGAGCGATTGTACATATTTGGAAAGATTTTGAAGTTAATTTTGTTACAAAACACTAATTTGTAGTTATATATATATACTATGGTTAAACCTTACACAATATCCGTACAAATGTGGACCGAAAAGGATGAAGATACCTTAGGAATGTCAGGATCATTTGTGGAATTACGAGTCAATGTTGATAGCATTGATGGGTACTGGATTGAAAACGAACTCGAAATCGTTTTGATTGTAAAAGGTACAGCCTATTATGTAGAGTCTGAGGATAATTTACTGATTTTTTTAGCTGAATATTTTAATCCAATGAAGTTATGATCAACCAATTAGCCAAAAAAGATGCCCAATGGAGGAAAATGGCTTTTCAAATTTGTAAAGACAAAGATTTGGCTGATGAGTTAACGCAAGAAATGTATATAAAATTATCTACAAAAATAAAACCTTTATCAGATGGTTATATTTTCGTAACTTTGCGATCATTATTTTATGATTATTTAAAAAATACCGATATTTTAATCGATGATTTCAGTAAATTTGAAATAGAAATTGAGGAATATATCGAGGGAATTGATTATTTGGAACTAACAAAGGACCTCACTTGGTATGAAAGGACTATGTTTGAACTTTCAACATTAGTAGGTCAACGAAAATTAGCAAGAAAAACAAAAATACCATTGCAGACAATCCATAGGATTAATAAAATGGTTAAAATTAAACTAAATGGCAAAGAGAAAAACTAAAAAAGAAATACAAGGTCTGGGCGATGTGGTTGCTGCTGTAACTTCAGCTGTTGGGATTGAGCCTTGCGATGGATGCAAAGACAGACAATTTACTTTGAATCGTTTATTTAACTTTAAAAAGGTTAAGTCAGAAATGACTCAATCCGACAAAGATCAATTCGCTATTTTTATGGATGCAAAAGGTAAAAGAGTTATCGATGGTAAAAGAACCGAATTAATATTTGAGGATATTGAGTTTTTAAATACGTTATACCTTTACTACTTCGGATTAGACAATTCAAATTGCCCAAACTGCTCAAAAGTTCACGAGCAAGTCATTAAAGATCTTTTTAAATTGTATTCTTATGCCAATTAGTTTTGATTACGATGGCACACTTTCAACAAAAAAAGGAAAGGACTTAGCAAAGAAATTCATTTCAGAAGGTAAGGATGTCAGAATTTTAACTGCTCGTGATTCAAATGGTGATAACTCCGATTTAGAAAGCACAGTAAAAGAGCTTGGAATTGATAAAATCTATTTTACAAATGGCAGAGATAAATGGTCGTTTGTACAAAAATATAAAATTAGGGAACATTATGACAACAACAAAGAGCAAGTCGATAAAATCAACGAAAAAACAACAGCAAGAGGAATTTTGTTTGTTTCTTGATTCACTTATTGAAAACGCACCAAAGGACATTTCAGCTAATGAAATATGGATGCCTATAAACTTATATCAATTAATAAAAAAGAAGTCTTACAATGGCTTTAAATTGCTATCATCGCAGTTTTTAACCAATAATCAGGTTGTAATCGGAAGTTATTTTCACGATGAGCAAATCAATTAATTGTTTTATATTGAATTATGGACAAAAGAAAATTCAACGGAGGTAATTCAACCAAAGCAATTCGACCTGATGACAAACGTTTGATGACCAAAACCGAAATGCAAGACACTTACGAAAGGTTAAAACCTTTTTTACCTGAAGCGATTTTGCAATTGGAAAATGCAATCCAAGCCGGTGAGAAATGGGCAATCGAATTATGGTTTAAATACTTTTTCGGAATGCCAAAGCAAACTATTGATCAGCATATCAGCATAGAAAAACCAATTTTTAACTCACTCGATTTGGATGTTTCAGAAAACGACAGCACAGAGTAAAATTGCAAAACTCCGGAAACGTGTTAGGATTGTTCAAGGTGGGACATCCAGTTCAAAAACGTTTTCTATATTACCACTTTTAATAACTTACGCAATACAAAATCCTTTTTCAGAGATTAGTGTTGTTAGTGAGTCAATCCCTCATTTAAAAAGAGGGGCATTAAAAGACTTTCAAAAGATTATGCTAATGACCGACAATTACAAAGATGCAAATTTCAATCGGTCATCTTTAAAGTACACTTTTTCAAATAATTCCTATATCGAATTTTTCAGCGTTGATCAACCGGATAAATTGAGAGGGGCAAGAAGGGATATTTTATTTATAAACGAGTGCAATAATATAGATTTTGAAAGTTATCAGCAGCTGTCAATCAGGACCAAGAAATTTATCTATTTAGATTATAATCCTACAAATGAATTTTGGGTGCAAACGGAACTCATAAACGATCCCGACAGCGATTTCGTTGTTTTGACTTATAAGGATAATGAGGCACTCGATCCGGCAATTGTAAAAGAGATTGAAAAAGCAAAAGAAAAAGCACTCACCTCAACGTATTGGCAGAACTGGTGGAACGTTTATGGACTAGGTCAACTTGGATCGCTCGAAGGTGTTATCTTTCAAAACTGGGAGCAAATCGATACCATTCCAACTGAGGCAAAATTCTTAGGAAGTGGACTCGATTTCGGTTACTCGAATGATCCAACAGCTCATATTTTAGTCTATGAGTACAATGGTAAAATCATAGCTGATGAGTCGATATATTCAACCTCACTTTTGAATTCCGATATAATTCAATTGATGAAGCAAGAGCGGACCGCTCCAATTTGGGCAGACTCAGCAGAACCGAAAAGCATCGAGGAAATTCGCAGAGCCGGTTACAATATTAAACCTGTTGTAAAAGGTGCAGACTCAATCAACTTTGGTATTTCGGTATTACAGCAAAAGGAAATCTTAGTAACGAAGTCAAGCGTGAATCTTATCAAAGAGCTTCGTAATTATTCTTGGGATGTTGACAAAACCGGAAAGAAATTGAATAAGCCAATCGATGATTTTAATCACGCTTTGGATGCACTTCGGTACTTTGCAATGATGTCACTTTCAATAAAGCAATCGAGAAAATTAATTATTACTTAACAAAATCACTTTTTTTAGTTATATATATATGAGAGTTATAATTCCAACGGATTTAAAAGAAATTAAGCTGTCGCAATATTTGCGATATCAAAAAGTATTAAAAGACAATCAGGATGATGAAACCTTTGTCTGTATTCAAATGGTGGCTATATTTTGCAACCTTTCAGTTAAGGAAGTGATGCAAATACCGGTAAATGATTTTTCAGAATTGGTTGAAACATTGGCAAAAGTATTAGATCAACAACCTAAATTAGTAAAAAGGTTTAAAATGAATGGGATTGAATATGGTTTTATTCCAAACTTTGAAAAAATATCACTTGGTGAACACGCAACAATCGACACATTACTCGGTAATGATGAGAATTTGGCTTTATTAATGTCGGTAATGTATCGACCAATCACAAAGAAAGCCGGTGAGTTTTACGATGTTGAGCCTTATGATGGTGATGAAAGCAAAGCGAGTCTATTTAATGATGTTTCAATGGATGTAGTTACTGGATCTATTCTTTTTTTTTGGACTTTAAACAAGGAATTATTAAACAATATCCTATCGCATTTGGAGGACAAAGCGATGAGGGAAGGAGTGAGTTTGGAGGAAGTTTTAACGAACGCTGGGGTTGGTTTCAGTCATTTATTAGAATTAAAAGAGAACTTAATATCCACATTCGAGATGTGGGAAAAGAGCCTCTTCACGAGTCACTCACGCTATTATCTTACCTAATTGATGAGGCTGAAGAAGAAGCAAAACAAATTAAAAAACAAATGAAATAATGAGATCATTTTATCAGGCAATAGATTACATAAAGCAAACGCTCGAGTCAGCACCGCTTTTAAATACGATTACTCACGGTACGGACATAATTGATAACGTCAAGAAAAATATATTTCCTTTGGCACATATTAACATACTTTCATCAGCTGTTGGAGCTGGTGTCGTTTCATTTACGTTTGAGGTTGCCGTTGTAGATATTCGAAATATGTCAAAGGTAAAAGGAACAGATAAGTTTTTGGGCAATGACAATGAATTGGATAATTTAAATACCTGTCACGCAATATTAAACTATATGATTACCAAAATGCGTTTGCAAAGAAATGATAACGATATTGAGTTGATAAATGATCCAACTTTGCAACCGGTTCTGATGGCATTCACGAACGCATTAGATGGATGGAAATGCGATATCGAGGTGAGTGTACCGAATGATGATTTTAGCGTTTGTTGCGATGGAAATTAAACAAGTTCAATTAGCTTTGAATGAGTTTGGGGCTATGGTAGTTGAAAAAGCTCGGCAGAATTTAAAGACTGGAGGCAAATTCGGAACGCATAACGCTTCAGGAAACCTGTCAAGGTCGTTAACTTTCAAAACAAAGGTCAATAAAAACTCTTTGGAGTTTGATTTCTTTGCTGAAAGCTATTGGAAGGAATTAGATTTTGGAACAAAGGGAAGTAAAACGAGTAAAAAAGCTCCGAATTCACCTTACAAAGCGAGTGCAAATATCGCAGCGATTGACAAATGGGTTGTTCGTAAAGGATTGCAAGGCACTCGAGGTGCTGGAGGTAAATTCACAAGTCGAAAATTGATGGTTGCATCCATTACAAGGTCGATAAATACAACGGGAACGCCTGAAACAAAGTTTTTTAGGAGTGCTTTTGACATAGAATATGAGAATTTTGACAAGGTTGTTGTCGAAAAATACGGATTGGATTTGGAATCATTTTTAAAATTTACATTAAAGGAATCAATATGACATTAATATACACTCGAAGTCCTTATTTTATAAGCGTAAACGAAACAGGGCAAACTGGAGCAAAGGTTAAACTATATATTTGGAACAAATATACAACTGAGCCAACGACTCCGACATATATAATATCTAAAAACATACCAAGCCCAACACAGACCGAATTGAATTTTAATATTTCAAACTATGTTCGGGAGTTTATTGATGCGGTTGCTCCATTTGATTTCGGTGGTGTAATCGAAGAGGAAGATCCAGCAAATTGGTGCTTTGTAAAAGTGGAGCGTTATTCAATTGAATCAGGAGGCGATAAATTTGTTGACGAAACGACTTACATTGCCACAAATGGATATACTAAATATCAAACTGGAGTAAATGGAAGCTTAAGCACAAACCTTGTTTCATTGGCCGATGACAATATAAAATTTTATTATGATAGGGTTGAATCATATCCTTATTTTAATATTTTAACCGACCACAATATTGGAGTTAAGTATTCGAAATTAGATGGGACATTTACCGATTATTATCCTCTTAGTCCAACCGATATAACAATGTATGCTGTTCCGTTTTCTACAAATTC